CCATTGTACCCAGTCGTCCCATCAGGCTCGAAATCCCATTCTTCGCCTTCCAGACCTAGTTCTCCAAAGATAGTAACGTCGCCCTGGCTGGAGGCCAGGTCGGCGAATCCGCTGATGTCGATTGTGGCCGTGGGTTTCCCGGCCAGGAAGTTTTGGTAGGTGTCGCTGAAGGCCGTGACATCGGCTTCAGGTACCGTGAAGTTGAGGGTGACCGAACTCAATTCATCTTCGAGTGCTACGGAATCGAAACTGAAGTCGGCATCCTTACCGTGGGTTCGTGCCATACTGATTCCTCCTTACGAAACCGCCCTGGTCGTTGCGCCAGAGCATTGGAATGTTGCCGCGTAGGTTGCCACGCCTCCAACCGGGAGGCTTATCGAATAGCTACTGCAAATCGCCCCGGTGAGACCGGACGACGTGCAAGTATATTCTGGGCTGTTGGTATCTGGGCCTGCGCCGTCGGGGTCGAAAACCAGAGTCTTCGGCCCGCTCGTCAGAGTGAGGTGGTCAAAGATAGTGGCATCACCATCGCTGGCGAAATCCATGTCTACTGACCCGCTAACGTCAAAGGTGACGGTCTTCTTCCCTGCGACGAAGTTTTGGTACGCGTCGTTGAAAGCGGTCACATCTGCCTCTGCCACAGTGGCGTTCATAGTTATGCTATTAAGTTCATCCTCAATCGCTACACCATTGAAGCTAAAATTAGAATCCTTGCCATGCGTTCTTGCCATATGCTCCTCCTATGATGGGGTTACGAAGTAGCCGAATGAAACGTAGTTTTTGAACGTCCGACTCCCGGTGCCAGTGGACTGAATCTTCACCCGCCACCAGGACTCAGATGCCGCTGGGCCGGTGTTCGACGCCGTTAGAAACGATACTCCAGTGCTATGCGTGATGGTGCCGAAGTTGATTTGAGTCGTAGGCGAACCCCAGGTGTCATTCGTTTCGCTCTGGATTTCCAAAGCAATCGTGTTACTGCCGGAGCCGCCCATCTCCACCATGCGCCAGACACCGAAAATCGTGTTGGTCGCCGCAATCGTTCCCAGGTTGTAGCCAGTCCCATTGGCGACGACCGTCGAGCCGTTGCAAGTGATGGTGGCATCCTCAATGATTCGGGAACGGAACGGAGCGGACGCCCCCTGCCAGGTGACATTGCAGGCAATGGCATCTCCCGCCGTGGACACCCTTGGCGATGCGCTGATTAGAGTCGCGCCCTCATAGCCGACGGTGCCTTCGGCCAGACCGCCGGGGTAGATGCCCACGCGCCGGGCGGTGGCCGTCAGGTCGGTAAACATCTCTCCGTCGTAGTTGGGGCTGGCAGTCGACCAGAGGCCGTTCACATCGAAAGTGAAAGCGGGCTTACCCTGGATATAGGTCATGTCGGTATCGGCGAAGGCCGTTACGTCGACTGGTGCCTCCGTGAAGTTCAAGTCCATCGAATTGCTTACGCCGCTGAAGTCAAACTCATCGACGAGCAAGCCTGCGGATTTCGCTGAGATTCTAGCCACGGTTCCTCCTTGTTTTCGGCTTAGGCCTTTCCGCTAATCTAGCCTGCGCCCATTCTTCGTCTGATTCTTCATAGATTTTAACAGCCCTGGTGCGAATCAACGCATCTATATCGACCGGCTCATCACCGTCCAGCGCAAATCGCTGGCCGGGGAAGAACCGTATGCTGGAGGGTTTGGCCCCCGGCCCCTGCACTATGAGAAGCTTGTGCAAGGCCAGATACCAGACCTCAGTCGTTGAGCCATCGGTTCCATTTTTGTTTTTGCTCCTTTGGCCCATATCCTTTGTCCTTCTCCAGGGTGATGTTGCTGGAGGCCATATCGGTAGAGTTGGTAAACTGCCTGACCGCATGGCAGAACCGGCACTCGCCCCGGCTTGTCGGCCCGTTGCTCATTTCGATTACCCAGTGATGGGCGGTGGCAACGCACTTAACTCTGGTCTGCGAGGATGCGATAGAGTCCCCCAACGTGCTGGTAGGTAACCCCCTCTTGGTTTTCGACAAGATATAAATCTTCCTCCCTGCGGCACCAGAGCAATGTGTGGCCGGTGATACTTAGAGAAGCGTCTTGCATTACCGAATCTATCTGGGTGTCGATGTCCCCTGCGGCCTTCGGCCAGGGACTTCGGTCGACGGCCTTCACCATGTAGATAGCGGAGCCGCCCCTCCCCCCGGTGAAGGAGAAGTAATCGTCGGTCTTTGACATGGCCTGGAACACCACGAATGGCGGGGCCGTTCCCTGCGGGGCCAAGATGTTATAGACGCCACCGGTGGCCTCGTTGGTGACCGATTCGACGTTCAGGGTACTAAAGACTGCGGTATCGAGATTGACCCTTAGATTAGCCACGCACTAACTCACTTAAAATCTGGTTGACTGCGTTCCGCAGATGCTTGTGTTCGGTATCCAGCGCGGGGACTAGGAACGTGCGGGCCTCCATCTTGTAGGTGCCGAATTCTACAAAGGGCGCGTATTCAATGTGGGTGCCGATGCGCCAATCTAGTGACTCCCCGCCCAGCGTCATCCCTACCGGAACCGCCGCGATGCTTCCCCGAAGGGTTCCTGTATCCACGGCACCCTTATCGGTCAAGTGTTTCTTGGCCCGTTTCTCCACGTTGAAGGCCGCAAGCTGAACGGCGGCTTGTATCTTTCCCCCGACCTCCCGCCAGCGCGGGTCGAGTTTGATTTCGTAGGTTATGTCCATCGGGATGCTTGCCATAAAAAAATCCTCAATCGCCACACGCCAGCAATCAAGGATGCCACTTCCATTCAGTGGTTCAGATGCCCGTTGCCAGCGTTCAGGCCGCTTAATGGGCTTCACAGAGCCTCAGAGGCGGGGTTCTATTCGGTTTTAGGGGGTATGAACCCACCCTGCCCATCGGGCGTCAGGTTTATCGCTACAGTTTCCTCACCTTGGCCGGGCCTGAAGGCGTTGACCGTATTGCACCTTCGGCACTTGATTTCCACTACGCTCTCTGCCGACAAGCGGACTCGCGCCAGGAGCATATTGCAATTCTCTGTCTGACATCTGGCTTGCCTCAGTCCTACAATCGGCGCATCTGGCATATCTTGGAGGAAGCCCATGACTTACCGGAGTCGACCGATTGCACTTCATAGGTTCCGCTCACATGAACAACCCTGTCGGTCTGTAGGATTGATTGGTCGTATGGCAACGCCAAGGTCGCGTCTATCTGAAAGTCCTGGCGGCTGGCCTCGTTGGATTCCGCCCCGACCTTGGTCGAGAGCCGGGCCGGTATCTGCTGGTAGGCGTTCCCCCAGGATTCGGTGTAGCCACCTTGCTTATCTGACACCAGGGTCTTTCGTTGAATATCTACTGCGTCCGGCATCGCCTTTCGGGTCTCCGCTCGCATATAGGTCAAGTCGTTTCCCTGGAGAAGTTCGTTAGCCATCAGAGTACCGTCCATATTGGCCGGTGCCTGAATCTAAGATATTGAGGCCTGTGACCTCGTCGCTGTCGGTGTAGACGGAGTAGCCATCCACCCGGCGCGGCATCACCACGGTCGTCGCGCCAGCCTTTCTGCGGAGCCGCTTTGCCTGGGCCATGAACATCTGGGTCACGCTCCCTTTCTGAAACGATGCACCATCAGCGGAGAACGTGAAATCCCTGGCGAACCGTACCGCCAGGGTCTCGCAGGCCCGTGCCGCCGACCCCAGAATACTGTTTCCTTCTTGGCTTAGGAAATCGTCCAGTTCGCCGTCTTGGAATAGGACACGTTCTTCATCGGTGTCCCCAATCTCCAGACGAACCCTGTCCCGGTCTGCCGTGCTTCCCGCTGTGTAGCTAAAGGCCATCAGACCCTCACCCAGATAGTCATCACCAGGGCGTCCGTCAAGGCATCGCACCCGGCTAACTCTGTGAGCAGATTCCCGTGGATTATCGCGGGGATGTAAGCCCCGGTGATAGCGGAGGCACTGGCATCGTCCAACTGGTGGGTCGGATAGAACCAGGCGTCCGTCGCGCTGTTGGTGACCGTCAGAAGCGTAACCGCAACCGGGTCGCCGGGCGACGATAGCGTCGTGTCCGTGCTGGCCGGTGCGGAGGCGTGGAAGTCCATTCTGACTGCCAGCAATTCGCAGTAGGGCAGAGCCGTCACCAGGGAGCCTGTAGCCGAAGCATCAGACCCCGTGGTGCTGACTTTAATCGTGTGCTTCTCGATGGCCATTAAGCACCCGCGTAGTAGACAACGACCACATCAACGGAGTCGTCATCATTGGCCTGGCTGACCGTAATCTTGATGTTGTCGGCAACGCACACTTTGTCATAGACCGAATAACCATCGGCGTATTCGATGTCCGCCCCGGCGTTGTTATCAACGACGTGACGTGGGTGGAACCAACCATCGGTGTTAGCATTGGTCAGCGTCAGGACGGTCAGGGCTGGGCCGTTGTTCCCTGCCGTAGCTATCACCAAGTCAGTGCTTGATGGGGGCGACCCGTTGTAGGTCACCCCAATCGAGCAAATCTGGCCGACGACCACATGGCTGGACGTGTTGTTATTCGTGGACGAACCGGAGCCACCAGTGGTCGCCCCGCTACTAATTGAGACCGATGAATAA